AGAAGCAAAACGAATAGAAAACAAACTGAAAGGCAAAAAGAAATGTATATCAAAACACTGTGGCGGAATCTTAATGTTCACAAGGCAATTACCAAAATCTTTAATATCACAAACAAATCAAATACTGTTGGACAAAAACGAAGTGGAGGATCTAGAACACCTAAAAGTGGACATACTGGCCAACAGAGGACTCAGTCAACTGCTGGACATAGATCCGATAACAAAGTTATACGAGTATCCAGAGATAGACGAGGCTACTTCGTCTTTGTTGAGTCGGGGCGACGTATTGGGAGTTACCCAAGGCGAATCACCCGCCATGAGAAGGTTGTTTAGGGCCATACGACCAACATCAATGAGAGATTGTGTGTTTGCCACAGCATTGATACGACCAGTGGCCATGCAAGGTAGACGCAAGGCATCTTTCTTCAACGACTGGACTGCTGACAGAGTATCAGACGTTGTGGTATGTGAAGATGATGCCATTATACAGATAGCACAGTTGATCGGTTGCAACTACTACGAAGCAGACATGTATCGCAGAGCATTTGCCAAGAAGAATGAAGAACGTGTAATGGAGTTCATGACCAGACTAGGTGACCATCCACGCAAAGACGAAGTGTTTGCAACACTACAAGAGTTGAGCGGTTTTGGATTGTGCAAGGCCCACGCAGTGAACTTGGGCAGACTAATATGGGCATTGGCATATCAGAAAGCACACAATCAAAAAGGATTCTGGGCGGCCGCACTTAAACACTGTCATGGTTCCTACAAGAAATGGGTATACAAGACAGAAGCCAAACGTGTTGGACTTACTCCTGTTACAGTGTCCAAGTCTGATCAGTTTGACGATCCTGCCTGGCAATACAAAAAGTATGGTTGGTGGTCTGCAGATAAATTCCTACCGGGATTCTACACACGGTCACTGTATCTAGATCGTATTGAGTTTGCTGGCCTAGTTGCTAATGGCAGAGTGTATAAGAGTGGAAATAAAAAGTATGTGACCTTTGTGACACTAGGAGTAGACAACGGTTACTATGTGGATTGTACAATTAACAAACCATTTTCATATTCAGATACAGATGTTATACGTGGTATAGGCAAAATAAAACATCTAAACAATTCTGATTATATTGAAGTTATTGAATGTGAAAGTTTAAAGATAGATCAGTTTTACAACTAATTGTCTTTGTTCATATTTGCAATCAACTGTTTGATCTTAGATGACTCAATATTTGCTTTTACTTTTCCAACATCATCACCTTGTGCTTTGTGTTCATCTTTTGGTTCTTCTGATACTGTAGAAGTTCTTTTTAGATTTTGATATATGCTTGGTGCTTGTTTCTTAAATGATTGATATTCTTGATCCTCTGCCAAGTCATGTATTCTTAATGTGTCAATGTTAAATTCTAAATCGACCTTGTGTCCAACACCAGAACTTGATCTAGTTTTCATAAATTGTATTTGATACTTGCCACGTTCTCTCATTGCTCTACTTGTAAAGATACCAATCACATTGTCTGCTGTTTGTATCTTAGACAGTCCGCCACTGATATGAGAATGATCAAACTCTATTTCTTCAACAGACGCTCTATTCAACTGCGAAGCAGTAATCATAACACAATTTAAATCCACAGCCAAGTTTCTAAGTTCTTCAGACACATACTTGTCTTTCACAAACAAGTCTGATGGAGATACACGTTTGTTGATTGGCATCAGTAAATCTAAGTAATCAATCAATATCACATCACACTTAACATTGTGTTGTATCTCAAACTCCTTGATGTATGCTCTCACATCAATTGCTGTGCTACCTGATTGTATATATTTGATACGCAACTTGCCTGACTCTTTGGCTTTCATCTTAACTTTAAGATCAACTGTGTCTAAGTCCTTGTAGATGTCTCTTGTGTTTGTATCTGTCATCATTGCATCTATTCTCATAGCAGTCAAGTTCTCACTCAACTCTAATGTTACATACACAGCATTCAATCCTTGTTCAACATAGTTACAAGCCAAGTTCTGCAAGAATAAACTCTTACCAGCACCAGAGCCACCTGCAAATATATTCAACTCACCTCTGTTGAATCCGCCAAACAGTTTCTTATCAAAGTTCTTCCATCCTGTTGCCATTACACCATTGTTATCTTTAAGTGCTTGTAATCTTGCTTTCGGATCTTCGAAATAGTCAGTACCCATATCTCGAGTCAAACCAATTTGCACAGCCTCCTTGATCATTCCTTCTACAGGCCCAAACTCACCCTTCTCTAACAAGTCTGCAGATTTCAATATTGCTGATTCTAATTCTTTGTGTCTTGAAAAAGATTCATACTCATCTAAGAACCAATCAAAATGTTTTGGATCAATATCTGCCGCACTTAATAAGTCTGATCCTGTCTTTGCATTAACCATTTCAACTTCTGGCAATGTCTTATATTCCTGTGCATACTCATGAATAAACTTAGCCGCTTCACGTAGTTCAGCATCATAATGTCTATAAAAGAAAATGTTCTGTGCCCTCACAAACGATTCATTGTCTGCAAGAAACATTTCTAAAAATAGTTTTTGTAAGTCTCTAGTATATTCCACAGCTTATATTATATTACATTCCAATGACTCTGTCATTCGGATAATTGGTTATTAGTAATTCTTTTCTCTCTTTTTGGTCTTTCATGTATGTACCTGTACTCCTCATAGTGTACTTTAAATCCCATTCCATCAATGTGAAGGTATCGAACAAATCGGTTATAGTTTGGTTTGAATTGTATGTTATCATAAAATTTGTTCTTAATTTTTTTATATCTTCTGCAAACTTATCATGACTAAATCCTTTGTGTTGTTCTCCTTTACGCCCATACAGATTTGCCTTTATGTCATATGGAGGATCTAAGAATATAAAGTCACCTTGTAGATCATGTGCTCCCCAATTCGCTTTCAAAACATTAGAATAATCTGTGCAAGTAATTTTCCATGATTTGATAATCTTTTGATAATGCACAAGATTTTTTATGTTGTTTATTGTAAAGTTACCATCATATGCTTGTTTAGAAAATGAACTTGATTCAGTCAATCCAGAAAAAGAACATTTGTTCAGAATAAAAAAACATATACCTACAGTATATTCATCACCGGTAATTATAAGTTGCCTTGCTTCATCAAACATTTTCTTTTGGTCATCTATAGAATTATATGTTGATGCTTTTATCTTAAGCAAATCCAATGCCATCCTACTGCCTTGATCTTTTAAAGTTTTCCAAAATGCAACTAACGGATAGTATGAATCGTTAATCCATACTGGTACCCATGGATAATTTTTTGTAATGAACAAAGCCATAGACCCACCACCTATAAAAGGTTCACGATATGCAGAAATTCTTTCTGGCAACAAAGTACCTAGATAGTTTACTGCTCTAGATTTTCCGCCAGGATATCTCAATGGTGTTTTAAGCGAGCCAGAGTTTTTCATGCAATTTAATCTTTGTTTTATTTGTGTGTTTATGTTTCAATATGGCCTGCATGGTTAATACTTTACCATATCGCAATACTGCATTGTTGACGTCTTTCACATCATCATGCCATGGTGGCATACTCACTGACCAATTGTATTCTATTGCTTGGTCAATTAGTTTTGTGCCTGCTTTGTCTCTGTCTGGCACAACAATAACTTCCCGGTTCAATGAATCAATTTGTAGTTTTTGTTTGTGTGCAATTTCGGATCCAAGTATTGCAATACTGTCTAACACAATCGCATCAAATATTCCTTCAACCACAATTACAAACTTACGTGACCAATGTTGATTGTCCATGTTGAACACAGTACCAGGTTGAACGTTTGCAAAATATTTTGGTCTTGTGTTAGCTGACATGGCTCTCGCCACAAAGCCAATTGGTCGATGTTGCCAAGTTACTGGCACAATTATTCTATCACGCTGTGACGGAGCAGTAAAGAACAATGAGTCGTTTGTTTGTATACCGCGGGACTTAAGATAGTTTACACAGTCTGATTGTTTTTGTATCACAACAGCATCGTCTGGCATCTTTATAGTTGTAAAGTTTATTTCGTTATCAATAGTGCGTTGTGTAATCTCACCTTCACTTGCATGACCCATAGCCTGCATACTCAGTTTGCCTATTTCACTCATTGGTATATTGATCCATTGCATTAACTGTCGAAAACGTTTGTTCAAATATCTGCCTGGCGTGTAGTTGGCTTTCCATCCACAGTTGAAACAGTGATACTGTATACCACTATCTGGTAAAAACATTATGCCACCACGCATTCTGGTATCAGCCGATTCATTGTTGTGGACACAACATGGAGCATTGAATGATATCCAACCACTTGGTGTTTTCTTTCGCTTAGACGGAAGACGTGACTCTACTGCTTGTTTGAGTTCAGGAAACATATGTATAGTATAAACTATTTTTTACGTTTGTCAAAGTTTGTTCTAGGATTGTGGAGTACTCCACGCACACTCTCATAGGCTCGCCAACTGCTTAGAAAAATTAAACTCCATGCTCCGGTCACCATTCCTAGATAAAAAAATAATGGTTGTGTGAAAATGGTAATCCAAAATCCTGTGTTACGTTCATTATTTGTTTTACCGGATATCAAATGGAGAGCAGTCATTGATGCTATCACGCAAAGAGTGTTAATCCAAAACATTGGATCATTTACAAATTCACTCATCGATTATTTTTTGTGCTTGTTCTACTTTGTGTTTAACAATAACGCCTGTGGTAAGTTGTGTGGCACCCTCTATATTTGCCGATTCAACTATATCGTCCAGCACACTGTTCAATCTTTTCAATTTGTATTCTAATTTTGCAATTTTAAGATTAGCATCTACTATATTTGCTTCTGCCGTGTACAATGCCGCATTGTCTGAGTTGTTTTGTGACATGCCTTTATTATACAATGTTTATTTGAATTTTACAACCAGTAGTTTACAAACAACCAACAATATAAAATATAACATGAATAATGAGCACATTGATCTATCGCTGTAAGTTTCCAAAATTGTCTATCGGATACTTTCCATTTATATTTTTTGGTTATTATATTTTTACGCCAATCTATCAGCAAGTGTAAAACATAATCTAGAATTGCAAAACTGAATAAACATATCCATGGCATCATCATTGTCATGTCATGTGTGACTGATAACACAAGAAAGAAAACTAATGCAGTTCCCATGGCGTGGTCTAAAGCATGTCTATTTTTCTTCTTGGATAGTAGTTTGTTTTCATCACCGCCGCCTAATAATCTACCTTGGAAATAAAAATCAGCCAAGGCATGTTTAATCATTAACAAGTAAAAAAGTGTTGCAATCAACATTATGATCTATATAAGATTTTGTCTAGACCTGCCAATACAGTTGAAGAGTCTGTCATCTGTGCTACAAAGGCTACTCTCTCAAATACGCCTGTGAAGTTTACATATTTTATTCCTGACTGTTCTGTATAGTCTTGTCTATCAACTTGAAAGAATTCATCCTTGTTATCATCTGTGCCGTAGGATGCTCCAGCACTCATAGTGGCCATAATTTTGATGGAACCAGTAAAGTTGGTGAGATAGTATGCCGCTGTGTGCAATCCATCATTTGAATTTTTGTTTGGTTTTGCATCTACAGATGTTGAAGAAAATTCATCATCGATTATTGTAAATGTATCAATAAGTTGAGATGCTATAAATTCTGGCGATACGCCTTTAACAACTTCAAAATTTATACCAGCATCATACCTTGTATCAGCATATAAAATTTGCACTGTCGAATCGTTGCCAGTAAATTTCAATGCTCCATGATAAAAAGTACCATCTAAATCTATCATGTGTGATTCAGTTATAGTAAATTTAATGTGTCCTTTAGTGGCTGTGCTTGAACCGTCATCCTGTACAGAGCCAACTACTGTAAGAACTAATTTATTATCTTCATCTGATATTTGTAGTTCGCAAGTTGCATCGTTTACAAATTGCTTTTTCTGATCTTGATTTTTGACTACTATCGTGAATGAATTATCAAATTCTCTGTATAATTTTATAGGTCGTTCGTACACTTTTTCATATCTCCGTTCGAGGCCGTCTGTGTGCATTTGCACATCGAGTTCATTGTTGAGAATGTATCCAGTAACATATTGCATAGCATTTGTGAGTATTTATAGGCCAGACCGTCTGCTACCTGCTAACTTGTCTGGTAATTAATAGCAATGAAACTGGATGTCGAAGAAATTAAACAAAATTACCCATTTCTCTCACTTGTACAAGTAGGGAAAATAGAACAAGTTGGCATCATTCAAAATGCTGATCTCAAAGTTTTAAGCATTTACAGCCTAGATGCTGTGCCAAAAACTATGATTGAAGATTTCTTACAGCATGGACAAACTTGGTGGTGGGAATCAAATAGAAAACTACCTATCAACATATTCATAGGAAAAGATTTTTACAAGTTCAAAGATGCATTGAAAACGTTTTCGGCAAAAGATTGTACAGTGCTTTTTGGTCCTATAACAAGATTAACAGATCTTACCAAAGACAAACGTATCAGACGCAAAACTATTCAACTAGTTCGAAGAGTCAAGTAAATTCATATTAACTATTACAGCACCAGCATAACCAAAAGCATGTGCCTTCTTAAAAAAATATCGGTCATCTTTTGGCTTTACCCAAACTTCTTCTAATATCTCCGGCCAAGTTTTTTCTATCAAATAATACTTGGCAGGCCGTATCACTGCTAGTGTTGCCGCTAGTTGTTCTAAGTTGGCAGGCATAAGTTTAGATACTACATTGTGGTGTCCGTTAAGATGAAACAGTTGATCGACAAACTCTTTGTCATCAAGCCTGTGCCATGGAGGATCACGATCAAACATTTCTTGTAAGTGTTCACGTGATTTAATTTGTGAATACAAGTTTACATTCAACACGTCAATTTTAAAGTATCCTAATTGATCCATAACTTTATAATCAATTGAACATTGTTCTGTGTTTGGAATGCGTGGTGCTTCTGTAAAATACACGCCGGTGTTGT